TACTTGGAATGGCATTAAAGAATTGCGTGAGGGATTAATTTGAAGTTTAATATAGAAGCAAGCGTATTAAAAGAAGCATTGGAAAGTGTGCAAGTTAAAGGTAAAGGACAAACTAATAATGGATTTGGTAACACAAGTTTTGGTGATTATGCTTATCTAGTTATTAGAGATAATATATTAGAAGTTTGGAATGGTAGCCCAACTGCCTGTGTAAAAATTGCTATTCCCCTTGAGGGAGAAATAGAAGAAGGTAGTGTTTGCGTATATAATCCTCAAATATTACCTTATCTAAAATCCTTTGATGATGTTAGTGTTGCAGTAAATGATTTTATTGCACTAACTTCGGGAAATAGAAAAGCATCAGTTCCTTTAGTTGTTCTTCATCCGAATGCTGATGCTTTAACAAGACTTCAGAATATGATGAATCCAATTAGATATGAAGTGCAACCCACTACCATGTTTAATTTTGGTAAGGCTAAATTTGAGGGAGTATTTGTATTAACTCAACCTCAACTAAAAGATGCAATTAAATCTTGTGAATTAGTAAAAAGCGGTGTTTATAAGTTTGATTATAATAATAATGTATTGAAAGTATCAACAAGATTAGATATAACAAACAAATATGAAGAAACTATTACTCCTGCATTCCCCGCAGGAGAACCCGCAACGGTTGAGTTTAGTAGTCCGGTATATTCTTTTTTTAAGAAACACCAAATGCTAAATGTATTTATGAAAGATGAGTTTCCGCTTTTAATTGTAGCAGACGATAGAATGCTATTAAAAGCACCCCATATTAGCGGGTGAGTATATGATTATTAGTAAAATGAATGACGGTAAAAATATCTATAAATCTTGGAGAGAAAACGGAGAGAAGAAACATGAAATGGTGGAATTTAATCCTTATTTCTATATTTGTTCTCAAGAAAACAAGCCAATGTCATATAAGCCTAGTAAATATATAACTAGGGATTTTAGATATGAAGAAGGTGATTGGGTAAACTTGCAGAAAGAACCTTTACAAAAAGTCTATGTTGAATCTTCTTATGATATTAAGAAAGCAAAAGATATGTTTTCAAGAACATATGAAGCAGATGTTCCTTATCATTTTAGATATTGCATTGATGAATTACATGAAATGCCCGAATATAAACTGCGAAAGTGGTATTGGGATATGGAATGGCAACAAGGCGGGGAATATCACGATTGTATTACTACTATTGTAGCGTATGATAATTATGATAAAGAATACTATCAGTGGGTTTGGTTTCCTACAAAGGATACAGGGTTTGAAATAGATGGTTCTTATTCAAGAAATAATATTAATATTTTTAATTCTGAAAAAGATATGATTGAGAACTTTATCACAACTATGGTTGTAAAAGACCCCGATATGCTAATTGCTTGGTTTGGTCTAAAGTTCGATTTGCCTAAACTAATTGATAGGTGTTGTGCATTAGGTATTAATCCTTTAAGACTATCTCCATATGCAACAGTTTCAGATGTTAAAGAAACTAAGAACGGCTATTCTTTTTCTAAATTGGAGGAGGGATTTTCTCCTATATCACAACCAATTGGAGGAAGGATTTGCTTAAATTTAGATTTGGCATTTGAAAGACAATGGAATGATTCTCAAAGAGGAACCTTACCTTCTTTAAGTTTAAATTATATTTCAGAAACTATTCTAGGAAAAAACAAATTAGAATCTGAGAAGTTTCCCGACCCAAATGAATTTTATCGTAAGGCTTGGCTAGAAGATACAGAGACCTATCTGAAATATGCTTTGATAGATGTAGAACTAATGGTAGAAATAGACGAAACTAACTTTTGTAGCGAAGCCATTATTGCGCTTCAAAGGCTACTAGTTGCCCCATTCGATTCTTGCTTTTATGCAAGTCATATGGGAGGAGTATATTTTATGCGAAATGCTTCTTGGAAAGCCCCAACAGGATTTAGACCTAAAGACAAAAAGTGCAATAGTTGTGGGACTATAAATGACAAGAAATCAAAAATTTGTAAATCGTGTAAAGAGAGTCTGTCATATCAAGGTGCGATGGTCTATAATCCATTAAGCGAAAACACTAACGGATTACATAAGGGAGTAGCAGCATTTGATTTTGCTGGCCTATATCCTTCAATGATATTGGCTAGAAATATTTCATTTGAAACTGTCAGCGATACTCCTACTTCTTTTGCTGCTAATCTAGCAACTCCAAAGGATTTCAGCATATGTGATAAGAAAGATATGGTTTATTTTAAAACCGATAAATTGGGACTATTACCAAAGGCAGTTTTAGAATTGAAAGAATTAAGGAACCAATATAAGGCAAGGATGAGAGAAGCAAGGCTATCAGATGATGGCGAATATCAGAAATGGTATAATAACCAAATGGCGGTCAAGAGGCTAATGAGTTCCTTCTACGGTATCTTGGCCTTTGCAGGTTTCGGCTGGTCTAATGTTAAGTTAGCAGAAAGCATTACTGCTAGTGCTAGAGAAGCAATAAGAAGTGCAGCATTCAAAGCAAAGGAGATGAAAATATGATTAAATCAAATATACTAGAAAATATATTAGAATTACCGACAGGAGAATTGCTAGTCTATATATTTGGAATTTTACTATATCTAACATTTTTCCTGCCTATGGGATTAAGAGTATTATTTAGAAAGGGCGATATTAAATATAATACAATTCAGTTTGGATTGAATTTAATTTACTTCATTTTTATTATGACAATTTTACCTGTCTTAGTAGCACTAGGAGTAATACTAAATTTCTTTTCATTGGAGGAAACAGCATGACGTTAGAAACACATGTAGGTGTAATAATTTGGCACGAAGATATGGAAACACTAGAAATAACTATGCAAGAAGTTAGAGAAATTATTGCATATATGACCAACCGTAAGCGTAGATTTAAAGTTAATGTTGGAAGAACTGCTGGAACAGATGAAAAAGGAAATAATGTAATGGGTTATTCGGAGAGAGAATAATGATGATGGATAAGACTAATGAACTTTTAGAAGAATTGCTGGCTATGATAGCAAAATCAAATAAGATATTAATGATGGTAAATATTGTAAACATAGCAACCATCTTAACAATAGTAACGGTGATAATATGAATGTAGAAGGATTACTAATTAAAATAGAAAAACTAGAGAATAAAGTAAAAGGATTAGAGTTGGACTTAGATTATCTAACAGAACAAAATAGCAATAATGCAAAAATGTTTAAAGCAATTAGGGAATTACAAGAAACACTTAAACTCAAAGGTGATTGGTTTGTCAATGAGTTGTAAACCTATGGAGGATAATCGCCCGAACTTTAAACTGACAAACCATTGCAGGAGGGTTATTTCTATATTAGAAAATAAGTCTAATCTAACAACAAAAGAAATACATGTTATGTTATTAAATCAAAAAAGTTTTACTGGTAAAAATTATAGAAGAAATCCAACAAAGGGACAACTTGCTCAAATACTAAATAAATATCCTTATTTTGAAAGAGTAGGAACAACGGTTAAACATACAGTGTCTAGACCTAATGTTAAAGTTGCAGTTTGGAAGTTGTCGGGAGTTGAAAGATAATGTGTAGGTGTGTTTTATGAGAGTAGTTTATGGGCATACAGATTCAATCTATGTAAAAGTGGATTCTATTGAAAAGGCTAAGGCCGCAGTTGTAGAAATAAATAATCATGTAAGGGAACTTTTTCCTAATCTACTAGGTTTAGCGCAGCATCCCGTAGTTTTGGAATTTGAAAAATATTACTCTAGCCTAGGAGTAGGCGCAACTAAAAATAGAAATGCAGGATTAATTTCATGGAAAGACGGATACGATTTAGAAAGTCCGGAATTTGTCATGACAGGTTTCACAGCAAAGCGAATATCAGAAACCCCTTTAGCAAAGGAGGTTCAGATGCAAGTCCTAAAAATGTGGCTGAATGACTGTTCATTCAAAGAAATAAACTCTTGGCTAAATTCAAAATACCTTTCTATAATAAATAGCGATTTTTCTAAAGTGGATATTATTAAAAGAAGTCGTCTAAAGGTAGATAGATTTACAGTAAAATGTCCACAATGCAATAAAAAATACAAGTTGGAAAACTGCTATTCTATAAATTTTTGTGAGAAGTGTGGCACTTTAAAGAACCAATTCGTAACTCTACAAAATAAAAGACCGACACTAAGCGAGGGTGTAGCCGGTATTTTATACGGTAAAGAAAAATTGGGAATGGATTATGATGATTCATTTCTATTTATGAAAGTCAAACCAACAGATACTTTCACTCATCCTTTAACAGATGAGAAAAAATCAGCAGAATATTATTCAGCAACTACTTTAGATGACTTTAAAGAGGTTAATCCCGACCTAAATTATTATGCGAATGTTGTAATCAAAAAGGCACAGCCCATATACAAAGCGATGGGATGGAATACTGATGCGATTAGAACAGGTAGAATACAAACTAGTTTTGAGGATTGGTGGTAATATGACATATGAAAATGAAATAAAGGAAATGAATGAATATACTTATCAGTGGAATGCTGATAATTATGAGGATGAAGATAAGCCGATTTTGAAGATAACTAAATCTTCTATGATGAGCCATTTATGGTGTCCTAAAAAATACGAATTTGGATATATTCAAAGGTTGCCTCAAGACCAAAGCGAAGCGATGCGTAAAGGAACTTACATGCACAATGCTAGAGAGGATTTCTTCAACGAGTTTGATATAAAAAAGGCAGAAAGTATGTCGCACAGCGAACTACTGGATTATTGCACAGGTCTATTTCCAATAGACGATTACTTTGACGAATATCTAACGATTGCTGCATTTGAGGCGAATAGATTTTCAGAAGCCAAGTTAGAAAACAAAGTAGAAGAATTTTTACCTGCTTGTAACGAAGGACTATTGGATTGTGAAATAATCATACGTTCTGATACAGACCCTAAATTTCCTTTAAGGCGAGATTATAAAATACATCTACAAGGAATTATAGATAGGGTATTCAAAGAAGGTAATGGATATATTCCTATGGAGTTTAAGACAGGAGTATGGAAAGATACTAAATTCTCTAGCATGAGAAAGGAAATGGCATTTTACAAGTTGTTGATTGATAACTCAACTGAAAGTGTATTAAGACAAGCAGGTTTAGAACCCAATATAGAAGTTACACATTGGTCTTGGTATTATCCAATATCCAACTTTATTCATGTAGAAAAGGTAAAATCTGTTTCCACAACTTCGGTCTTAAAAAGTATTGCTAGATTGATACATGCTTATGAGAGAGAATTATTTCCGGCTAAATTCTTTTACAGGACATGCGCCCATTGTTCTTATTTTGGAATATGTGATGAAGCGCAAAATGATACATGGGTGTGATTAAAATGAAATGTAGTATATGTGAAAAAGAAATAGAGAAGAAATACCATAATGGTGAAATGTATTGGGATAGCGGTCATAATGCTGAACCCGTTAATAGTGGTAGGTGTTGTGATAAATGTAATGCAAATGTCGTTATTCCTACAAGATTAGGAATACACATTAACCGTAAAAATTTTGAGAGGGAACACCAATGAAGTGTTGTAAAAAAATAGATGATGATTGGATAGACGGTGATATGTGGCATGATAATCATACTACATTTGGGTGTAGTCATGGAAAACTTTTGGTGACTTATCAATGCCCTCACTGTGATAAAAGAATTGAGAGAGATTTCGTGGAGGTGATGGAGTGAATGATTTAATTAAGAAAAAAGTATTATCAAGAAATTGGTCTTTTAATGAGATAGCAGATTTAAAAAAAACAATAGAGGGTATTGCTACTGACATATACGAAGAAATGAAACTAATGGAAAAGTTTGATTTAATTAGAGAAATTAGAATTAAAGAAACTTATGTTGGCGAAGTTTTTGAAGATGTAATGAAGCAAACGGTTATGGTTGTTTTAAGAGCAGAAGTAGCAGATACCGTGAGAAATATGTTAAATAATGCAACAGTTAATTTTGGTGATAAAAATGAAGTTTCCGAGAGAAGTATGGGCGGGGAGTCACATAAAGAACGCCCCTCAGATGAAAAGGAAAATAGTGAAAACCAAGAGTGAATATACTGCGTTTGTAAGGGCGCAGAATAATCGCACGAATGTTTATACTACGGTCTATGACTTTGAGCATTTTAGTGAAATGGCTAAAGTGGATTCTAGCGTAATACTAGATAAAATATTTTTGGATTTTGATGCACACGAAGATGACTTAGAAAATGCTTTTGAAGATTTAAAGATGGTAATGGAATATGTTATCACTAATGATATTCAGCATTCTTGTTTCTTTTCGGGTAGGGGATTCCATCTCTTTTTGTATGGAGAAGTAACTAATGACATACGTGACATTCAAGCATATTTTAGAATAATTAAAAAATATTTGAAAAAGAATACTAATTATGAAATCACTCTAGATGATAGAGTAGGGCAATCTACTAGATTGAGAAGGGTTCCAAATACTGTTAATATGTCTAGTAGAAATGAAAAAGGAATACCTTACTATTGTATTCCTATATTCTATGAAGATTTAGCGAGAGGACTAAACCATATTTTGAGATTAGCAGAAAGACCTAGACTCATACCAAAAAGAATAATGGGAGATACAAAAATATCTTGGCCTAAGTCTAAACCCTTAGAGGCTGTGGAGGGCGAAGTGGTAGCAACAATTTTTAAAGATAGGTTGCCTATACTGCCCTGCTTACATAGTGCGATTATGGTTGAGAATCCTAGCCATATGGCTAGAGCCTATCTTGTTTCTTGGTATAGAGATTTATTGTCCGGTTGCAGAAAGGGATTAAGTAATTCAGACAAACAAGAAATTCTAGATAAAGTAGTAGAAGAAATAAAATGGATAGCAGAAAGCCATGATGATGTTTGGCTAGATTGGGATGAGGGGGAGACTAGGAAACATGCCCGCTTTACAGTGTTTGGTGAATATACCGCACCACACTGTAAAACAAAATTGATTCCCGAAGGGTATTGCATTGGAAAATGTTGGAGATACCCACATGAGGTGAAAGAATGAATATAGAAAGATTAACACATGCAAGTATATGTTTAGATAACGCATTAGAAGAAGCAATGAAAGGAAACCCCGAAAGGGCAATGGAATACATTCGTAAAGCAAAGGAAAGTTTGGAGTGGTTTGAATGAAACAATTGACACTAGATAATTTTGGATTGATAATAGAAGGACAAACTAAGTTAAGTGATTTTTATGTTAGTAATAGACAGTAGAGAAAAGAAAGGTTCTCTACTTGTAGACTTGGTAGAAAAAAAGGCCAAGTCTCTAAATATTAAAACAGAAAAAAGATGGCTTGAAATTGGAGACTACGTGTTTGATGATGTTTGTTTTGAGGCAAAGTCTGTTACAGATTTTATTAGTTCTGTAATGTCAAAAAGAATATGGACTCAGATAGATAACATGGATAGGCATTATAATCATAACATTGTAATTATTTATGGTTCACTTAACGAGGCCATTATTAATATAATGGAAAATAGCAAGTCTAAGTTACCTAGCCCTGCTAGGTCTGTAATGCTTAATAATAAATTTTTAGGGGCAATAGGAAGAATAACTTTAGATACAGATTGTAAAGCGTTTTGGGTTCCAACGGAAAAAGAGGCGGCTAAAATAATAACAGCAATATGTAAAATGAAACCAATAGAAAGAGAAGTGATAAGACCGGAAGTATTCAAGAGAATAACAACAGACGATTTAAGATTAGATTTACTAACTAGCATAAAAGGTGTATCAATAAAAAAGGCAAAGGAATTAATAAAAGAGTTTGGCTCTATTATGGAAATAGGAGAACAGACTATTGAGGAGTTGTGCATTATAGACGGAATTGGAACTACCGTAGCCGACAGAATAATTAAAGTTCTAAACAATGAAGGTAAGGTGAAAATATGAATTATGAAGATGAGATAGAAATACCCGAAGAATATTATGGAGTGGCACTAACAGAAACAATGCCAAGTATAGTAGAAGATTGGAAAAAGACTGTTCTAACAGTCTCCCATAAAAACGATATTCCTGCGATGGCTTCTTTCTTTAGTTTGCTAGGTCAAATAGTTAAAGACTTTATTAGAATACCTAGAGGCAAGAATACTGAAGATAGCAGGATACACTTTTGTTGGATGCAAACCTCCGGAACAGGAAAAAGCACACTATGGAATTTCATGGGGCCGGTTAGCAAATCTTTACATAAAAGAATAAATGAATTTGAAGGAACAGCAGGAACAGATTCTACCCAAGTGTATATTCCAAAAAGGTATGATAATTTCGATGTTGTAGAATATACGGATGCTGCATTGATAGGATATTATGAAAGACTAAAAGACTTAGATGAAAATGATGAACCTATCTACGAAAGAAGGTCGGGTTCTTTAGAAGGAAACGGTTTAGCACATTGGGATGAGTTTGAATATTCCGGTGTTTTTAAACAAAGCCAGCATAAAGAAAATATTATTGTTTATCTAAATACTTTGATGAATACTTTAGAAGGAGAATCTTGGATAATCACTAAGAAACTAAAGGAAGGACATTTGATGGAATGTATGTGTCAGCGTTCAGTTTGGGCTACAACTTACATTCCAAAACATTTGAAATCTGTTATTGCAGAAAAAGGAGTTCTACAAAGAATGCTAGTATATGTTAGAGAGGTTCCCGAAGAAGAACAGCACGAAATGAGAATGCTACAACTAAAGCAATCGGGAAAAAGAGTAGTTGCCAACTTAGATACTGAAAGATTCTCTAAAGCATTATTCAACATATATAAAAATGTAAAAGCGAGATTTTTAGAAGTAGGCGAGGATGCTTTTTGCACTGTAACATATAGCGAGGGATTTGCAGATGCTCTAATTAATGAGTATAAGAAAATGAGAGAATATGTAAAGTCTTGTAGGCCGGAAGTAAGAGAAATTGCTCAAAACTTTATGACAAGAAATAATGTTCAACTATTGAAACTCTCAGTCTTATGCTGCATAGCAGAAAAAAAGTTTGTGGTTACTCCAACACATGTTCGACAGGCATATATTTTAACCCAACAATGTTATAGCACATTGGTAGAGTGGCTAGAACGAAGCCTAAAGATACAAAAGTCGGCCCTTATCCAAAATAAGTCTGTGGTTTTTATACAGGAATATCGTGAAATGATAAAGAATGACAAGGAAAACACAGACGGATATGTAAGCAAACCAAAATTATTTGAGAGAGTTCAGAGCAAAGGAATATCTAGAGCGCAATGTTATAGAGATTGGAAGATTATTGAAAGTAAATTTGAAGTTGATACTGTGGGAAGGTCTGTATTTGTAAGGCTTAGAAAAGGAGAGGAAAAGAAATGATATGGGAAAACCACTTCCTTGTATTTGATGTAGCAAAAGGCCCGAAGGTAATTATTGAGGCATTGAATACTTATGGAGAAGAAGGTTGGGAATGTTCTGCTATGATTGCGGTTGCTAATACTAACATAGTAGTGTTTCTAAAACGCAGAACAGATATTGAAGAAGAACCCAAAGATGAAAAGGCAGAACAACTTGCTAAACTTTGGACTTCAAGTAAATCGGACAAGTGATAGTATGTCAGTATTAGCCATAGATTTGGAAACAAAAAATATGTCCTATGAAATAGGCGGGTTTGGAAATACTCATATGTTTAAAGTTTCTACTGTGGCTACATGGAATGGAGAAAGCGGAAGCGTTTATGTTGATGAACCCGTAGATTCTTTTGCTAAAGCAGGTGTGGAAACTAAGCCATTATCTCAATTGAAATTTGATTTAGATGACCACCTACAAAAAGGTGGGATTCTTTTGGGACACAACATAGCCGCTTTCGACCTTCCAATACTGAGAGATTCAATGGATATTTATTGCATACACAAATATCTAAATGAACAAAAATACATTGATACTAGCAAAATTCTAGTTAAAGAACATGGAGAAAGATTTCAATTAAAAAATTTAGTTAAGTGTTCTTTATCTGATGCAAAATTAATGGATAGCGCAGATGCACCTAAACTTTGGAAACAGGGAAACCATACTGAAGTTGTGGAGTATTGTTTGAAGGATACACAATTAGTCTATGACCTATGGAAATATGGTAAAGACAAAGGATTCGTTAAAGCCTTCTCGACAGAAAAAGAAAAATACATGGAATTAGGAGTTGATTGGTAATGACAACAGCAGAATGGTTTGGCCTAATCATCTTTTTGATTGTCGTGACTTTGCTATTCTTTGCGGCTTTCGGAGGTTCAAAACTTTCCGATGATACCGTAGAAGAATACCTTGCACGATTAATGAGGGAAGATGAGAATCGTGGCCCTTAGAAAAGAATGCAAATATTGTGGAGAACATACCATTGCAAAAAGAATGCAAGGGTTTTATTTGGGGTCTAACAGTAAAATAAAACTTTGGGAATGCAGAAATTGTAAAGGCATTTGGTCTGAAAAATAGTTTGTAAAAAGAGTCGGAGGCTCACTTTAGTTAGTGGGTTTCCGGCTCAAATTTTTTTTATGGCGAAATTTCGACCAGATAGCAGATTTTTAGACTAAGTATTTTCTACAAAAAAAATACTAACTAAGTAATATATATTTTAACTAAACGCCTTTTGTTTGGCATCATTTCAAATCATGTTGCAAGGGCCGTTAGAACTATGTTTTTTTCAACAAAAGTAGAACTACCTGTTCCATCAGTAACAGTGCATCTAAGTGTATAAATCCCCGAAGCAGGAGGGTCATGAACGCTCGCAGGTATTGTGCCATTAATCATTAATGTATTATATCGAGCAGCAGTTCTTACTCCTAAAGAATTAATTGCAAATGAACTAGTCGGGTCATCTGTTTCAGTAACAGTCCACAAAAATGAATAAGTTCCATCTCCGCCACTAGCAGAAGTAGTTAAGTCAATTTCTCCGGAAATAGAAGAAACCACTCCCGAACCTGCTGATGCAACAATATCTACTGCTTCAGTTCCACCAGCATTTAGTGATAATGAAAGTGGTGTAGAAGAACCTTGTTGAGCGCAACCTGCTAAAATAATATACATATTAGCCAACTACCATCCAATTATTAGAACCAATAGCAATACAAGTTGCTGCTTTGAATGTTGCTAAAGTGAAATCTGACCCTGCACCATTGATATTATTTCCATTTCGACCAATAGTAATATCACCACCTGTTGTATTCAAAATAGCATAATGTTCACCAGCAGTAGAAGTAGAAGGTAAAGTAATATTACCTGCACAAATGTTGTATCTTCCAGCATGTGCGGCTTCAGTTAAAGTAGTGCTTGCTGAAACTGAAACTGTAAGTAATCTAGTATTTCTAAAAGTGCCACCCGTAAGTATATCTAATGTAGCAGTAGGGCTATTATGGCCTATTGCTACTCTATCATTAGCCGCATCGGTTCTTAGTAGATGAGCATTCCCTACTCCCTCTACGACAAAATCACAATCTTGCTGCCCGTCATTTACCATTACTGTTGCGCCAGCAGTAGTATTTCCTTGAATTAAAAATAATCTTCTTGATGTTCCTTGATGCTGACAATTAAATCCTATTTTACCTGCTTCCTGAGTGTTTGTTACTCCTCTTGCTTCTGCAAGAATATGAGCATAAAGAGTGTTTGCCCCTGTGCTATCCTCTCCCTCAAATCTAATAATTCCTAAATCATCAACTTCTGCATTTCCTAAATCATCAGCATTAGGAGTCGCACTGTTTTTTCTAAGAATAAGCATGGGTTCTTCATCATCAGTATTAGTATTTTCAATTAATAATCTAGGTTGTAATGTTGCAGAAGATTTCAGGTGAAGCGTTGTTTCAGGACTATCTGTTCCAATACCAACATTTCCTGCATCATTAATTCTCATTCTCTCTGTTATTCCTGCATTTGCATTATTGGTTGAAAATATTAAACTTCCATCATTAACCCCATCATCTTCATTAATTGCACTAATTCTTGCGCCTGTATATGAAGTAGGGCCATTAGAGTCATAATTTTTAAAATCAATTCTAGCGTAATCAGTTCCCGTTGCGTTTCTTGCCCCTTCGATACTTAGTGTTCTTGTTTGTCCCGAATCAACACTTCTTGAAATTGTGGTATCTCCCTTTATTTCTACTAAAGTAGAAGGTGTAGATGTTCCAATTCCTACCTTTCCATCTTCTTTTATACGCATCGCTTCAGTAGTGGCATTTTTAAACAATATTTGTCCTTCAGTTCCATCTTCATCATAACTTTCAATAAATAAAGCAGCCCCGTTTACTTCTAAATGCCCGAACCCACCAGCAGTATCAGTATCTTGAAGTTTTATAGTCGGAATACCTGTTCCTGCAACATGTAATAATGAATCCGGAGAATTAGTTCCAATTCCAACTTTTGAATTTGCACCATCAATTCTCATTACCTCAGTCGGAGTTCCACCATCACTTACTTTGAAAATAATATCTTTATCCGTAACTACATTTTCAAAAGTTACATCCCCATCTGAATCTGCATCTACTGTCATCGCTTGAGTATAAACATTAGAATTAGCATAAGCAATACTCAAACTATTCGATTCTTTATTTGTAGTAAAATATTGAATCAATCTAGAGCCAGCAGAAGTTCCACTAGAATATTCTACCATTGCAACAATAGTATCTCCTAATTTAAATTCCGGAACTCTTTCATTAGCAGTAGGAGGTCTCAAATATAATTCATTAGCGTTTTCTCCGCCTTCTCTACCGTCTGCCACGACCAAAAGATGATAGCCTTTGGCGTAAGTAGTCGTCAAAGAACTATCTGCGAAGGTCTTGGTAGAAACTTCGATATATTTACCATTGCGTAATATTTTACCTGCTGCAACTACTAAGTTTCCTCCTGTTTGATTTGTATCAAAATCAGTTCCCGTTTTCACAACAACATTACCTGCTGCCATTTGATTAAGTGCTTTTATTAATCCCGAATGCGGAAAATCTACGCTATCTACCGGCTGAGTCATACTTGAGCCATTAGCATTTTGTGAAATATAGTGTGGGTTAGGGCTATTAGTCATTTTAGTTCACCTCTATTGTCAAGAATAATTCTAGAGTTTCAGAAGCAGTGAATGGCCCCACACCGTCAAAATTAACTCTAGCAATCATCTCTGAATCGGTTTTGAATATTCCTAATTCCCTTATGACCTTTCCTGTAATATTGCTTCCGGCACAAGTCACTTTTATTTCTAATATATTCAAATCAGAACTTTCTTTGGCTATTACTACCGTGGCTTCACTAGGAACGTCTAAAGCAGTGGCTCTAGGGCTTGTGCTATTTCCTCCAAATCCTATCTTTCCGCTTATGGCTAAAGTGTCTTTAATGTGTGTTAGCACTTCTTTTCTCATTTCATCTGTTATCAAAATTCTTCCTCCACTAAGTCCGTAATAGTTGAACCGCTATTGAATCCAATTGCAGTAGTGCTAGTATTTAGGGGTGTCCCAAATCCTAGAGTGAAACCATCTGAGCCTATCTTTCTTACTAACAATTTACTAACTTTTATATCTATACTTTCTAAAATATCGAAAGATATTGAGCGTTCATTGAATTTTTTAGACCTAATATCAGCAAATATTTTTTTGTTTGAAGATAATAATTCTGCAAACCTATCTTCTAACTGCTTACTAAATTTACCTAATTCTAATTGCATCATTCCTAATAAGTCGTGCTGTATCTGTAAAACTATGTAATCGTCTAATTGTATTCCTTCTTTATCTAATTCTACTTGAACTATGTCTCCGGCTCGCAATTGACTTATTTTTGTATGCCCCACCGTAATATTCAGTTTTATATTATCGTCTGAATGTATTCTAAGTAAATCTCCTGCTCTTTTATTGACTTCTTCTTGAGAAGTTAGTTCTTTTTCATAAACTTCTAAAGTTTTTCTTCCTATCTTTTGGATGCTACGCAAATCTTTTCTAGTTCCTTTATGTGAATTTCCGTAAACTATAATTTCATTATAAAAATCAAACAGATTTTTAGCCTCTTTATATTCAAAAATTTGATGCTCTCCGTCATCATCGAAAAGGACTTTAGGAAAATTAGAACTACTAGTTTCATTGACTAAAGAAAATGTAGATTCCTTTGGATTATAAATCGTTTTAGTAGAGGGTTTTTCGATTAAGGTTTTATCTTTTTTACTTAGTATTAAATTAATTGCAGAAAATAAATCCACGCTTTTATAGTGAGGGGCCAAAAAGTATGGGAAGTTACTTTCTTCACTAGTAAATTCTATATCATTTGTTTCTAATAAATCATTAATTAAATCGTCACCTTCAAAACAAATATTAGCAACTGAGCCTATCATTAACCTTTTACTTTCTGTTGATAAATCTCCCACTACTTCTAAAGTCATAGGCTCGCTTATAGAAACAACTCCCAACATTTCTCTTATTTTATCAAATCTTAGATAGTGACCAATATCATCACCATTATCTGTATATTTTATTGAAGACTTGTAACTATCTTCTCCATCAGAAATAGCCATAGTTATTTCTTCATTAGGGGTAAGGATGCTTTCCATATCATTACAATCTCTAATTACAGTATAGATACTATCGCTTTGAGCATCTAAATCTATTGGTAAATACATAGATAATGCTGCCTCCCTACCTCCTGTGTTGTGAAATCTATCGAAACTTCTTCCGGCACTTTTATTTCTAACAATATATGATTTAATATCGCTAGGGTCATAGCAAGAATCTTCGCCACTTATTTTAGTATAGGCAGAAGATAAAGTGTTGAGTCTGATTTCGTTAGGAGAAAAATCATAGAAGCAAGTGTGGTTTGGTTGCATAATTCTATAAAATTGTGCAGAACTATCTAATCTAGTATCTAAGGTTAAGATATGAGTTTCAGTATCATTACTAGTATCTATCTCATGTGATATTACATATGCAATAGTCGAAGGAGTTTGCTCATTGAGAGAAGGAATATTTGCTAATCCTCCACTTTCAGTATTTACAGTATAATTTTTATCATAATATTTTCCTTTTTCAGAAACTAGATAACACCCCGTTAAATCCATAAGGTCTAAACATAAACGATTAATATTAGAAAAGGCAACTGAATTATCTCCATCATCCTCATCAAAATATGTAACACTAGAAATATTTGTGGAGGCTACCACAGGGTAATAATAAACTGTCCTATTACCAACAGAAGTATCTGAGACTTCATTAGTTCTATCTAAATACAATCTAGGTTTAAATCCAACCATCACTCCATCTGCATCATCATTATATGTTCTACTAGCATGAGAACCAATACCGTCTATACTTTCAGCAAAATCGTTTAGGAGTGCCATTCCAACCATAGAAAAAGAATCTCCTCTATCTCTACGCATGGAAATAGAAGTAGTTGGGCCTCCGCAAGTTCCTCTACTAACTGTTGAACCTCCACCATTTTCTACATCGAATCTATTTAAGAAAACAGGTAAGAAGCCCGAATACAAACTTTCCTTGTCAGTGGGAGCAGCAGCGTTTCCTATTCCTTTAATAGAATCTAAGTATTCTAAGATTTTAGATGGATGATTGCCAAAAATCCCCACCTTACTTCCTCCATTAGTTCCATAGTGTTCCGTTTGCCCTAATGCTGAA